TTATTAAGAGGTTATCCTCAGCTAATTACTATGACCTCAGATTACCCAAAAACAGGGTAATGAGGGTGTCAAATTCTACGCAATCAGCCTACCCAAAAACTACGCAACATTATAAAGATAATACTATTAATTATAATATTAATTCTTATAAGGGATCTAAAAGATTTAAAAAGCTAAAGGGTTTTAAAAGTGATGACTAAAACTCCCCCCTCCTCTGAAATACCTTATTATTATAATGATAAGGAGTTAGAGGACACATTTAATAATTATTATACTAAAGCACAAAAATTAGAAATAACCTTGCAGCTAGAGTCAGACTATAAAAGCGGTATGCTATCTGTAGAACAATTAACATGGATTATTAATCAAAAGAAGTTCGGTAGCTATACTGCTAAGCTAATCTTA